CGGTGGCAGACCCCTCCGACCCCGCCGCCGAGCTGGAAGCCGCGCTCGAGCTGGCCAAGGCCACTGACGGCAAAAAGAAAGGCGAATACGGCGACGTGCCCTACGCCGACACCAAGAACAAGAAATACCCCGTCGACACCGAGAAGCACATCCGCGCGGCGTGGTCCTACATCAACATGCCCAAGAACCAGAAGGGCTACACGGCCGCCGAGGTCGACGCGATCAAGGGCAAGATCGTCGCCGCCTGGAAGGACAAGATCGACAAGGACGGGCCGCCGTCGGCCGAGAAGATGGCTGCCGACGCTGGCGCCATCACGGCCGAATCGCTGGAGGCGTTCATCGCCGCCGTCGACGGCAAGACGCTGACGAAGGGCGTCTACAACCTCGGCTGGATCGCCTGCATCCTCGAGGAAATGAACTGCCTGCGGCAATGCCTGACCACGGAGGCCGCGCTGGAGGGTGACAATTCGCCCGCGCCTGCGGCGGCCGAGGGCCTCGTCGAGGGGATCTGCGCGCTGCTGATCCAACAGGCTCAGGAGGAATGCGCCGAGCTTTGCGCCGACATGCGCGAGGACGCCCCGACGCCGCCAGAGATCATGGAACTGGCGGCTCCGGTCTTCGATCTCATCAAAGCCGCCGGCGGTGCGCTGGAGAAGGTGGGCAAGCGCAACAGCGCCGCCGACACCGCCCGCATCCAGGGCATCCACGACCATTCGGTGTCCCTCGGCGCTGAGTGCGACGAGGAGAATTGCGCGGGCGCTGAAAAGCTCGCCAAGGTCGCCTCGATCGAGACCGAGCTTGTCCGCGCGCGCCGCACCATGGCGGCCGCCGTGCCGGAGCTGCAGCGCCTGGTGAAGGTCACGCAGGAGCAGGCCGCGACCCTGGCCACGATCGAGACCCGCCACGCCGGCGAGATCGGCGAGCTGAAGGCCAAAGTCGAGGCTCTGGCCAAGAGCGCCGGGGCTCCCAAAGGCGCTGTCTATCGCGTCCCGAAGGAGGCCGACGACGCCAACGCCCTCGAGAAGCTCGGGAACGGCGGCGGCGCTGACGACGACGTCATGAGCCAAGAGGCGCCCGCCGATCCGGCTGCGCGCCGCACCTGGGCGATCGCCAGGATGCAGAAGCGCGGGCTGCTGCCCGCGCCCGGAGGCGACCGACCGCTCTACTGACTTTCAACCTTTCCTCCGGGGCGGTCCGCCCGGTGGTTGTCTTTTGCCCGGCGGGACACCGGGCCCCTTCAAGGGGATGCACTGATGCGAACCAGACTTCCCAGGCCCGCTGCGATCGACCGGCTGATGGCCACGATCAACGGCCTTTCCAACGCCGACCCGAGCCGGTTCGGCTACCTCACCCGCGAGCGCGCCAACGAGACCCTCGACATGTTCAAGGAGGCGCACGCCGTCCCCTTGGAGAAGGTCGTCGGCGACGACGGCAGTTCCCGCTGGGAGCCGCTCGCCAAGGACGTCACCCTGAGCACCAACCTGACGTTCTACGATCTGCGCGGTCCGGCGCTGAACCTGTTCCCGACGGTCACCCCGCTGCGGAATGCGATCAGCCGCGACTCGCGCCCCAACCCGGGCGACGCCCTGCACTACAAGGCGATCTTCGCCACTGTGGGGTCGGGCTTCCCGTACATGCCGTGGGTGCCGGAAGGCCACCGCTCGGCGTCGATGAGCTACACCGCCATTCCGAAGACCGTCCCCTACGCCACCATCGGCGAGGAAGACAGCCTGACGGACGAGGCGAAGTGGGCCGCGCAAGGCTTCGAAGACGAAAGCGCGATGGTGCAGCTGCGGCTGCTCCTGAAGATGTTCGTCAAGGAAGAGGCGGCGATCCTGGGCGGCAATTCGTCCATGACCCTCCCTGTCCCGGGGACCATCACCTCGTCGGCGACCGGCACCGGAGGCACCCTGCCGTCGCTCAGCCCCTACAGCATCTACGTCGTGCCGCTCACTCAGGAAGGGTTCCTGAACTCGTCCGTCACCGCCGGCGTCGCCACTTCGCTCGCCATCACCGGCAATGACGGGTCCAGCTACACCCTAAACGGCGGCTCTGGCGTGCTGAGCGCCAACAAGACCCAGAACGTGTCCCTGGGTCAGACGCTGTTCCTCTCGATTGCTCCGCTTCGCGGCGCAGTGGCCTACGCCTGGTACGTCGGCGCCTCCGGGTCCGAGGTCCTGCAGGCCATCACGACCATCAGCTCGCTGGCCATCAGCACCCCGCTGCTGACCGGCACCCAGGCCGCCACCGCGATCACCGGCGACCACTCCAACAACGGGGCCACCTCCTTCGACGGGCTCCTGACCACGGCGTTCGCGGCTGGATCGAACGCCTATTACTTCGCGATGCCTGTGGGCACCGCTGGCACCGGCACTGGGCTGACCGCCTCCGGCTTTGGCGGCGTCGTGGAAATCGACAACATGCTGATCAGCATGTGGAACAACTACAAGATCTCCCCGACCGTCATCTACGTGAACGCGCAAGAGCTGAAGAACATCACCCAGCGGGTGCTGTCCAACACCTCGGCTCCTCTGCTGCGCTACAACGTTGAGGCCGACCAGGAGGGGATGGTCGAATACAAGCTGACGGCCGCTGGGGTCGTGAGCTTCTACTTCAACCCCTACACCGCCGACGGCGGCGTGCGCATCCCCATCAAGATTCACCCGAATCTTGCCCCGGGGACGATCATCGGCTGGGCTGAGAAGCTGCCGCCCTGGTACGTCTCCAACGAGACGCCCATGGTCGCCCAGATCCTCACCCGCCAGGACTACATGAACGAGACCTGGCCGCGCACGAACCGCGTCCAGTACTATGGCATCTACGCCCAGGAGACCCTGGCGGTGTACGCCCCATTCGCCATGGGGATCATCACCGGGATCGCCAACGTCTGATACACTGCGCCTGAGGGGCCTGGGGGATGGTCGCTAAGACTGGTTTCCCTCAGGCCCACCCTCCTGTCCCCCGAGGAGATCGCGAGCAATGGCACCTTCACCCAGACCCCGTTCCAAAAGCCGCCGCCCCAGAGCGGCGCGGCCCACCCCGAGCCCGCGAAAGGGCGCTCCCATGCCGCACATCGACGACCCGGAGGGCCTCGTCAAAGAGGCCTACGCGAGCGGCAAGTTCCAGAACGAGCCCGAGCACCGCGACAGAGCGCCGCCTGCGGGCTGCGAGTCGCCAAGGCCGGACGATAGCGGCGAAGTCGCCGAGGCCGCGTCCGGGGCGCTAGACGCGCCGCAAACCCCCTCCCACCTGATCCGCATGACCCACCCCGACGGCGGCGACGCCGACGGCTACGAGCATGACGCGTCGGGGGCGATCCTGGCGCCGGTGAGCGCCGTCGAGGGGCTGAAGTCGCACGGCTTCCGCGTCGACCACCTGCGGGTCTAGCGCATGCCGAGCGCCAACGACCTGACCACGCTTCTGGTCGTGCAGGAGTGGCTTTCGGCCGAGGGGACCGCGCCCGGTAATAGCGACAGCGTCCTGGGGCGCCTGATCACCACCTGCTCGGCCTCGATCCTGAACGAGCTGCAGAGGTCCTCACTGCTGTCGCAGACGTTCGTCGAGAGGATCGACGGGCGCGGCCCCGGCCAGCAGCTCATCTTCCTGCAGAACTGGCCGGTGACGGCCGTCGCTTCCGTCGTGATCAACCAGCGGGTCGTGCCCCCCTCGGTCAACGGCTCCTATGGCTGGGTGCTGGACGAATGGGACGGCTACCCCCCAGGCGATCCGCAGGCCGTGCACATCATCGGCGGCGGGTGCTTCGAGCGCGGCAACGCCAACGTGGTGATCACTTACACCGCCGGCTACCTGGTCAGCGCCGAGCCGCAGACGATCCCCGCGCTCTCTCCGTGGACCCTTAGCGTCACCGCGCCCAATGGCCCCTGGGCCCAGGATCAAAGCGTGGTCTACGCCTCCTCAGGGATTGCGCTGACCAAGGTCCCATCGGCCCCCGCCGCCGGGCAGTACGCCCTGGGCGCGAGCCCTGGGGACTACGTCTTCGCCGCCGCCGACGCGGGGACGGCCGTCCTGATCGCCTACAGCTACGTCCCCTTCAGCCTCGCCGATTCGTGCATGAACTGGGTCGCCGAGCGCTACCGCTACCGGCAGCGGATCGGCATGCGCTCGCAGGCCATCGGCGGGCAGGCCACCACCAGCTACGACGTCTCCGATATCCCGGCCTACATCAAGAAACAGCTGAACCCCTTCCGCAAGGTTCTCCCCGTCTGATGTTCACCATCCGCATCGACGGCGACAAGGCGGTGATCGCCGAGCTGGACGAAATGCCCGGCCGCGTGCACGACGCCCTTCGCGCCACGATCCAATCGCTCGTGATCAAGCTCATGGCCATCGTCCAGCGCGAGAAGCTGCAGGGGCAGGTTCTCCGCCACGTCACCGGCAAGCTCTCAGCGTCGATCGAAGAGGAAGTCACGGAAAACCCGCAAGGGATCGTGGGCCGCGTGTTCTCCAACGGCACCGCGCCCTACGCCGCCATCCACGAATTCGGCTACCAAGGCGCAGAGGCCGTAAGCTCCTTCACCCGCATGCAGACGATGGCGTTCGGGCGCCCGATGAACCCGCCCAAGGAGGTCGTCGTCGGAGCCTTCGTGCGCCAGATGAACATGCCCGAGCGGTCGTTCTTGCGCTCGACCCTTACCGAGCAGGCCGAATTCATCGAGAAGTCGATCACCGACGCCGTCGTCGCCGCAGCTCTCGGCGGGACCGCCTGACATGCCAGGGCCAACGCGAGAGGCTGTCTACGGCGCACTTTTCGCCCTCGGCCAGGGGCTCACCTGGGGCTCGGGCCAGACCTGGGCGTCGACCTCGAGGCGCGTCAAAACGCCAGACCAGGTGGTGGGCATGATGCCCGCGCTCTGCCAGGGCGAGTACCTCGAGACCACCGAACAGATCACCCGCATGCCGCAGCGCCGGATCTGGGACGCGGCGTGGTTCATCTACCACTACAACGGCAACCAGGACGCCATCCTGGCGACAGTGACGAACCAGATCCTCGACGCCGTCGACTCGCTTTTTCCAGGCGAGCCAGGGCGCCAGAGGCTGGGCGGCCTGGTGCACAAGGTGTGGATCGAAGGCCGCACGGAGAAGTATGGCGGCAATATCGACGGGCAGGTGCTGCTCGTCGTCCCCATCAGGATTCTGGTCCCTTGACGCCCCCTTGTGGCGCAACGGCGATGGTGAGACATTCCGCGCCCAGGAGGGCCTTCCCATGACCGACGAGACGGCGGCTGCCGGCGGCGCCGCGCAGCCTTCCAAGACCACAGGGGCGACCCCCGCGCCCGCGCCATCTGCTCCGGGGAAAGCGGCCCTGGCCGACGCTGTCTCCGACGCAGTCGACGGATGGGTCGGCACATTGCGCGACTCGCCCCTCTCGCGATTCACCCCAGCGTGGAACTCCGTCCAGGAGAAGATCCCCGCGCTCAAGGCCGCAATCGTCGCCGCGCTGGCGCAGTAGGAGGTCCAAGGACCCATGAGCAGAGAATATGTCTTCGGGTCGGGGCAGCTGTTCACGCTGCCCACGGCCGGCGGTCAGCCGACCAAGTTCGGCACCCTGCAGAACGTCGACGTCGAGTTCACCGGCGACATCAAGGAGCTGCACGGACAGTACGGCTTCGCCGTCGCCGCCGGTCGCGGCAAGCAGAAGGTGTCGATCAAGGCTGGGAACGGCGACTTCGACATCAACCTCTACAACACGACCTATTTCAGCGGGCCGATCGGCGCCGGCGTCTCGACCGGCTCCTACCAACAGGCGTTGGATGAGGCTGGGACCCCCTCGGGCGGCCCTCCGCCCATCGTCACCGTCGCCAACAGCGCCCGCTTCTACCTGGATCTCGGCGTCTTCGACACCGTCACCGGCCTCTACATGGAGCCGGTCGCCTCGGTCTCGGCCGCGACCGAGTACTCCGTCGCCGCCGGCGTCTACACCTTCAACACGGCGTTCTCACACCCGGTCCTGATCAACTACCTCTACACCGCGACCGGCGGCCTCACGATGCCGATGAACAACCAGCTGATCGGCACCGAGCCGCACTTCCAGCTGATCCTGGCTGAGACCTACCAGGGCAATTGGTTCGTCATGAAATTCAACAACGTGATGTGCCATAAGCTGACCACGCCGCTGAAGCAGGACGACTTCGGCATCAACGATCTCGAGTTCAGCGCCCAGGTGGATTCCACTGGGTCTCTCGGGTTCATCAGCACGAGCTCGAGCTACTAGGCTTAGGCTCTCGCCTTTTGAGGCGGCGGGGGCGCGCCTTGAGCTGGCGTTCCCCCGCACCGCCCCTAAGAGGACGACCCCTTGGCCAGAGCAGCCACAATCACCATCGGCGGCACGCCCTACACGCTGCCCCCCCTCACCATCGCCAGAATGCGCAAGATCGCGCCCCTGATCGACCGCATGGCCGAGGCCGAGCGCGCCAGCAAAGCGGCTGGGGGCACCTTCGAGGCCT